CCGGAACCATCAGCCTGATGACCCATAGAACCAGCGGGGTTACCGCTGGCGGCGGAACGAGCGGAGTGCCGGTGCCATGAGATACAGAAAGCTCGATGCCAATGGCGATTACACCTTTGGACACCAGCAGGCCGACTTCCTACGTGACTCCCCGGAAGCGGTAGCCCAGGCCATCGGCACCAGGCTGAAGCTCGATCAGGGCGAATGGTTTCTGGACAAAACAGAAGGGATGCCGTGGAAGACGGAAGTTCTGGGCGAGCGGACCATCGCCACTCGTGATTCCGCCGTTCAGAAGCGAATCCTTGGCACACAAGGGGTCGTCCAGCTCGATAGCTATAACAGCGGCTTCGATCCGGATACGCGCAAGTTCACACCAACAGCCGAAGTCACCACGGTCTACGGCCAGACGATTATCAACGGGACTTCCTAAATGGCCTCTCCAACCGCACCGACTATTACCGCAACCGGGATCACGGCTCCGACTTATGCCGAGATCCTCGATTACCTGAAGGCGAAGTATCGATCGATCTACGGAGATGACGTTTACCTTGAGGCTGATTCGCAGGACGGCCAATTTCTGGCGGTACAGGCATTGGCCATCGGTGACGCCAACGCCGCCACGATTGCCGCCTATCTCTCGTTTTCGCCGGCGACTGCACAGAACGCTGCGCTCTCCAGCAATGTTAAGATCAACGGTATCGCCCGCGCCGTGGCGACCAACTCTCAGTCCGACCTGACGATCATCGGACAGGCCGGCACCACCATCACGAATGGTTTTGCCGAGGATGTAAACGGAAACAAGTGGGCGCTCCCTGCTTCAGTGGTTATTCCTCCGTCGGGTGAGGTCGTCGAGACTGCGACTTGCGTGACAGTAGGCGCGATCACCGCAACCGCTGGGCAAATCAACAAAATCTCAACAGTTACCAGGGGCTGGCAAAGCGTCACGAATCTTTCGGATGCAGCACCTGGAGCGCCGGTAGAAACCGACCCAAAGCTTCGCGCAAAGCAGAAGACATCGACTGCCCTTCCCTCAAGAACTGTTCTTGAGGGAACGATTGGTGCTGTCGCTAACGTTACAGGCGTTACTAGGTACTCGGCAGTCGATAACGACACGAAAGTAACAGACTCAAATGGAATACCAGGAAATAGCCTGGCCATGGTTGTCGAGGGTGGTGACGCGAATGAGATCGCATCAGCAATAGCGGCAAAAAAAGGCCCTGGCGGCGGAACCTTTGGTACTACCTCAATTTCCACCACCAACGTTTACGGCATGCCTGTCACCATAAAGTTCTTCCGGCCAACCAACCAACCAATTACGGCTGCAGCCTCATTAAAGGCACTATCCGGTTACACCACGGCAATTGGCGCGGCGCTTCAACAGGCCGTGTAGATTATGTAAATCAGGTGGCAATAGGCGGTGGTCCAAGCGGAACCGTGGAATGGGCTGATGCCCTGACTGCCGCAAATAGTATCCCTGGCAGCGCAACGTTCAAGCTTACGGCCTTGACCATATCTGGTCCTGGCGGGCCAGGCGCTCCAGATGTACCGCTTGCATTTAACCAGGCCGCCTCATGTACACCGGCTTCCGTTGTCCTTACGGTGACCTGATATGGCAAACATCAAGGATTACACCGGGAAAATCACCAGCGAGCACTCCGACAAACCGAAGTACATGGCGATGGTTGAGGCTATATCGCAGTGTTTTTTAGACGCAAATATTGTTGCCAGTAGCCTTCCATCGATATTCGATTTAGATGATGCGGTGGGTGTGCAGCTCGATGATATCGGCCTATGGGTCGGCATATCTAGGAATGTTAGAACTCCGCTCACAGGCGTGTACTTCTCTCTTGACGTCGACGGGCTAGGGTTTGACCAGGGTGTATGGCAAGGTCCATTCGATCCTGATAGCGGTGTAACTAGACTGGACGACGACACGTATCGACTGCTGCTCAGGGCAAGGATCGGTGCAAATCGCTGGGACGGAACAATGGTGCAGTCTAAGGAAATCTTGGACCTGGTGTTTGCTGATGGAACCCTTGCTTTCATCCAAGACAACCAAGATATGACCATGACCGTCTGCGTTGCCGGAACCTCTCCATCTGCTCTCGAGCTAGCGC